CCTGACCCCACAGTGCGCTCGGATTTTTTACAAGTCTGGCGTTTTTTCCGGAATTTTGACGGCGACTGGCCGATTTTGTCGTAAAAAGCGGTTGCAAGCAGCGGAAATGCTCGTAAATCCTCCGATTTGCAAGTAATCAACACATAACCCTCTAGACAGTGGCCGACAGGGCCGGAAAAGGGGAGGCCGACATGGCCGGAAGGGGACCGGCGCCGAATTCACGGCGCGTCCGAGGCAATAAAGACCCGATTCCCATGCGGGTGATCACCGCGGAGCCGGTGAAACAGCCCAGGTTGCCGTCGTTCACAGTGTCGTGGGTCGACGCCGAGGGCGTCACACAGAAGTCGACCTTTCACTGGCCGACACAGACCCGTGCCTGGTGGAAGATGTGGGCAGATTCGCCGCTGTCGGAGGATTTCACGTCCACGGACTGGTCTGAACTGCTCGATACGGCCCGGTTGCACGCTGCCTTCTGGAGCGGTGACATCAAGGTGGCCGCCGAGCTGCGGTTGCGGGTGGCGAAGTTCGGCGCGACGCCGGAAGACCGGGCCAGGTTGCGAATCCAGTTCGCGGCGGCCGACGAGGCCGAGAAAAAGACCTCGGCGCCGGCGAAGAACACGGCGCGCTCGCGGCGCGGCCCCCTCAAAGCGGTCTAGTTGCCCTGGAAGCCGTCGGAGCCCGGCGAGGTTCCGACGCTCGGCTACTACGTCATCGACTGGATCGCCGAGTATCTAGCGGCGCCCGGCCGCGAGGAGTATGAGCCGTTCACGCCATACCTCGAGCAGGAGGATTTCATCCTGCGCTGGTATGAGATCGACCCGGCGACTGGCCGATTCCGGCATCACCGCGGGCTACTGGGCCGGCCACGCGGGTGGGGCAAATCGCCGCTACTCGGCGCGCTCGCACTGGTCGAGGGGCTCGCAGATGTGGTGCCGTGCGGCTGGAACGCCGACGGACAGCCAATAGGCAAACCGTGGTCGACGGTGAAGACGCCGCTGATCCACATCGCCGCGGTGTCCGAGGAGCAGACCGCCAACACCTGGCAACCGCTGCTGGAGATGGCGCGCAACGGGTCACTCGTCGACGAATACCGAGGATTCGACCCACTGGACACGATGGTTTTATTGCCGCGTGGGGAGATCAAGCAGATCACCACCTCGGCCAGGACGACCAAGGGCGCTCCGATCGTGTTCGCCACACTCGATCAGACCGAGGAGTGGGTGCCGTCGAACAACGGGCCGCGGTTGGCGCAGGCGATCCGCACCAATGCGGCCAAGAACGGCGGCCGAACGCTGGAATCGCCGAACGCGTTCGTGCCGGGCGAGAATTCGGTGGCTGAGCAGTCGGCCGCCTACGCCGCCGATATTCGTGAGGGCCGAGCCCGCAACCCCGGCCTGCTGTATGACCATCGGGAAGCGCCTGCGGAAACCGACATGGCCGATATTCCGTCGTTGATATGGGGTCTGCGGGTCGCCTACGGCGACTCCTCGGCCCATCCTGACGGGTGCGCGATCCATGATCCGCCGTGCCCGCCCGGCCACTGCGAACTCGACCCGCTGATTGAGCAGGTATTTGACCCGGCATCCGATGTTCAGGTGCTGCGGGCAGATCTTCTCAACCAGATCACCCACGCCTCTGACTCCTGGGTGTCGGCGCCGCAGTGGGGCGCCTGCTACAACCCGAAGATCGTCGCCGACAACGACGTCATCGTCCTGGGTTTCGACGGCTCATTGGGCCGGGTGAAAGGCAAAGCCGACGCGACCGCGCTGATCGGTTGCCGGGTCCGCGATGGACACCTGTTCGAGATCGGCGAGCGGTCGGTGTGGGAGCCACCCCGGCGCGAGCTGTCGAAACGGGACCGCCACAAGATCGGTGACTACTCCCAATGGCAGGTTCCAGTGGCCGAGGTCGATGCCGTGGTCCGGATGGCGTTTTCGCGGTACACCGTGGTCGGGTTCTACGCCGACCCGTCGGGTTGGTCGGAGCAGATCGCGAAGTGGGAAGCCAAATTCGGGCCGAAACTGCACGCCAAGGTGAAAGCGTCGGGGATGTCACAGATCGCGGCGTGGCCGCGGGGGAAGAACACCGACGCCGTCGAGGCGGTCAAACGGCTACAGGCGGCCGTCGAAAACGGGGTGTGTACCCATGATGGGTCGGCCGCGCTGACAAGGCATGTGCTCAACGCCCGGCGCCGGCCAGTCCGCAACGGATACCTGCTGTACAAAGCCTATCCAGATTCACCCAACAAAATCGACGCCGCCTACGCCGCGGTGATGGCGTGGAAAGCCCGCCTCGACGCCGTATCAGCAGGGCTGGGGCAGGTAAAACGACGGCCGATTGTTCAGCGCATCCGATAGGAGGAGGTGACCGTGGACGAGCAGGCGATGAAACGTCCAGGCACCCCCGAATGGTGGCTGGACCACCTATGCAAGAAGTTCTGGGAACGCGACCACACCTACGACATCGCACCGGATGTGCAATGGCGCCAGCGAATGTACTGGCGCAGCCGCCGCGAGCGGCTGAACATGCTGTGGGCCTACTTCATCGGCCAACCCCCGCTCCCGCAGGTCGCCGAGCACTACCGCGAGACGTTCCGCGACGTCCTACGCAAGGGTCGGGCGACGTATGCGCCGATGGCGATTCAGCCGATGCTGGACCGGATGGAACTCAACAGTGTCCGCACTGGAGTGACAGACGGTATCGAGGGTGACGACGTCGCGAAACGGATCATGGAGTACTCCAACGGCGCCGCGGCGATCAAAGACGCGTTCATGTACTCGTTCGTCATGTCCGACGCCTACCTGATGGTCATTCCGGCAGCTAAGGGCAGTCTCGACAAGACGCCGCTGATCACTGCGGAAGACCCGAGAACGTGTATCGGGGAACCGGACCCGGCCAACCCGAACCATCTGCGCGCAGCGTTAAAACTCGGATACGACCCGGTGCTGAATCGGGTGAATGCGTGGCTTTTTCACGGCGGGGTGAAGTACACCGCATCGTGTGAGGGCAACGACATGTGGGCGTTGACCTCCTATGGTGCGACATCGTTCGAGTGGTCCGAAAATCCCCAGAATCTGCCGGAATTGGCGACTGTGGGTGCGACGGTGCCGGTCGTTCAGTTGCCGAATGCCCGCTGCATGGGCGAATTCGAGCCGCATATCGACCTTTTGGACCGGATCAACGACATGATCCTGCAACGTATCGTCTTGACGCATTACCAGTCGTTCAAGCAGCGGGCCATCATCGGCGACCTCGAGGCAGACGCTGACGAGGAGGACACCGCGGACGCCCCGCAGGATGAAATCGACTGGAACAACGTGTTTTCTGCCGATCCCGGCGCTCTATGGCGGGTGCCCGCGGGGACATCGTTCTGGGAGTCCAACCCCGCAGACATGACCGGGTTGCTGTCGGCGATTCGCGACGATGTGAAGGAATTCGCCGCCGTTACTGCGACGCCGCTGCATCTGATCACCCCCGACGCGGCCAATCAGTCCGCAGAAGGTGCGGCCCTGATGCGGGAGGGGTTGGTTTTCAAGGTGAAAGACCGCCGATCCCGCTTCAACCCCCGCCTGGTGGAGCTGTTCAAGATGGCGTTCGCGTTCGCCGGCGCGGCTGACCGAACCAAAAGCATTGAACTGCTGTGGGGTCCGGTCGAGGCATTCTCGCTGACCGAGAAGGCGAACGCGGTAGCTCAAACCCGAGGCGTGCTGTCGCGGGCGCGGCAACTGCAGGATCTCATGGAGATGACCCCAGACCAGATTCAGCAGAACAAGGACGAGCTCAGTCAAGACGCCGAGTTCGACAAATCGCTCGGTGAGGCCGGCGCAGGTCAGATTCGGGTCACGGAGACGACCAGTTCACCGAACGGGAATACGCCGATGCCACCGGCGACCAACGGCAACACACCGACGCCACCCCCGAACGGGGCCGGCCCGAACCGTATGCCGTCCACACGCCCTCCGCAAAGGGTCTAAACACTTACCCCAGTAGGGGGTTAGAGGCACCTCACCGTCACGGTGACGGCGCTTTTTCATTCCTGCCAAAGGAACCCAGCAGTGAATCTGCCCGAACAACCGCAATTACCGGCTCCCGAGGAACCCCCCCAGGAGCCAACGCCCACACCACCTAGTGGTAAATCGGCGACCCCTTCCCCGTCGACGGATAAGGGTTTTCCCGAGGGCACCCCTCTAGAAGTAATGACTCCCGAACAGCGCGAAGCTTATTGGAAGCATTACGCCCGTAAGCACGAAGACGCCGTCAAGGGGTTCGGGGGGCTTACACCGCAACAAGTCGCCGAACTCCAGGCCAAAGTTGAAGAACTCGAAGCCAAGAACATGTCGGCCGACGAGAAAATGCTGAAAACGGCACGCCAGGAAGCGTTCAAGCAGGCCACGGCCGAAGCTGAAGCGAAATATCTGCCACAGATACGCGCTGCGACGGTGCAGTCCATCGCCTCCAAAATCGTTACCGGCGAACAGTTATCAGCGTTCATGGACGTCGTTGACACCTCCAAACTGCTCGATGAGCACGGTGCGGTGTCTGAACAGAAGATCACCGGCTACCTGACCGCCATGTACGGGGAGCCACAGACCACTGCGCCGCGTTGGCAGAACTTCGGCCAGTACTCACCGCCACCGCCACGGGGCACCCCAGGCGCTGGGGGATCGGCCGAAGCCGCTAAGCGTTTCGGAACCAAAACTCAAAGTTAGGAGAACGGCATGTCTCTAGACATTTCGTTGCAGTCAACGACCTATCAGGTCGCCAACCGGCAATGGCTTCTCTCGGAGCCCGACGTCAAACTCAATGTGACCCTGGACATCTCACTGTTCGTCGCCTCGGCGACCAACGAGGTTCAGACCGTCACCATCACCGGCACTCCCACGGGCGGCACGTTCACCCTCACCTACGGTGGCCAGACCACCGCTGGGATTGCCTACAACGCGGCCGCTTCCGCGGTGCAGTCCGCACTGGTCGCTCTGTCGAGCGTCGGCGCGGGCAATGTCGCGGTCACTGGTGGCCCCGGCCCCGGCACCGCGTGGACCGTGACCTTCCAGGGCACGCTGGCGGGAACGAACGTGGCGCAGATGACCACGTCGGGCGCATCGCTGACCGGTGGTTCCTCGCCGGCGTCGGCGGTCACCACTGCAACCGGTGGTGTGGTCGCGCATTACCCGAACGGTTACATCCCATCGGGGACCGTGATCGGCAAGGTCACCTCCGGTGGCCTGTTCGGCCCGTACGACGACAACGCATCCGACGGCCGTCAGACCGCCTATGGCATTACCTACGGCGATGTCCGCGCAGTCCGTCAGAACGGCACCACCGCAACCAAAGTCAGCACCGGCGCCGTCGTCAGCGATGCCATCATCGCATCGTCCAAACTCCCGTTCCAGGCAGGACCGGGGTCCATCGACGCTAACGGCAAAACGGATCTGGCTCAGCTCCGTTTCGAAGCCTGAGAAGGAAGGTAGAAGACCATGGCACTTTTCCTCGACGGCCCATTGCCACTCGAAGACACCATCACGTTCGTTCAGCAGACGCCGCTTCCATCAAACAACGCGCTCACGAAGATGTTCCCTACCAGGAACCTGACGAGCGATGAGGTGGATTTCGCGACCATCACCCGCACCAACAGGGCGGCGAAGTTCCGTACCTGGGACGGCAACTACTGGGTGGCGCCTAGGGATGCCGGCACGGAGAAGCGTGTTCGGATGCTCCCGCTGGGTGGCCAGTTGGGCGTCGGTGAGTACGAGCGCCGGCAGATCGAGATGGCCCGTTACGGCGGCACCATCCAGTCCATTCTGGTGGACGCCATCTACAACGATCTGGAGAACCTGACCCGCTACGCCCAGAACAGGGTGGAGCTGGCGTGGGGCGACGTCCTCTCCGATGGTGTGTTGACCATCAATGAGAACGGTGTCCAGCAGCAGTTGGACTACGGCATCCCCGCCAGCCAGTTGGTGACCGCGTCCACGTTGTGGTCTACCACCTCGACCGCGGACCCGTTGACGGATCTGCTGGCCTGGTACGACATCTACGTCGGACTGAACGGGTCGGGGCCGGGACGGTTCCTGTGCTCGCTGACCACAGCGCGGCAGTTGCAGGTCAACACCACGCTGATCAATGCCATCAAGGGCGCACAGACCCAGGTCACCCATGTGAATTTGGAGGAGATCAGCGCGCTGTTCAACTCCTATGGGCTCCCGGCGATCTCGATGGATTCGGTGTATAACAGCTTCTTCGACGTGGACGGGTCGACGACCCGGCCGATCGCGGCGAACAAGTTCCTGTTCCTGCCGGATGATCTGTCGACGCTCGGGTTCACCGCCTGGGGCGTGCCGACCACGGTGATGGAGTTGAACGCCAACAATGTTCAGGTCCAGACCTCGGCCGGCCTGATCGGCATCCTCGTCCGCGAGGAGCAGCCACCCTTCCAGAAGCGCACCTTCGTCGATGGTGTGGTGCTGCCGGTGCTGGCCGATCCGCGCAAGATCCTCGTCGCGACCGTGGCCTAGGAGGGCATGTGAAAAACGAGTCCGAGTACACCGTCCATCTCCAAAAGGACGGCGTCACCGAATCGTTCGCGCCGGGAGACGAAATCCCGGCGTGGGCGGCGAAGCGGATCACCAATCCCCTCGTTACCGGTGATGCCGTCGAGGAGGACGGTGTAATCAAAGAGAAGCCGGGGACGAAGAAGGCCCCGGCGCGCAAGGCCGCGTCAAAGACGGCACCCAAGGATGAGCCCGAGGAGTCTGATCCGAAGGACGATTCAGGCTCCTGATGGGTAAGTTCGCTGAACTGGACGACGTCACCTCCCGGTTCGAGGGGGAATTCCCCTCGGATCGGGAGGACTGGGCAGAACTGCGCATCACCGATGCCGAAAATGCGCTGATGGGCCTGGTGCCGTCACTGAGAAAAACGGTCGATGAGATCCAGGCCGATTCAGTGGCGCGCGGCGACCTAAGCCGTCTGGATCGGGTGAAAAGCCTTGTCTGCGACAAGGTTCTACAGTTGTACCGCAACCCCGACGGGTCCACTACGCGGCTGAGAACTGTCGATGACGTCACCGAATCGCGATCCTGGTTCCGCAATGAACTGGGCGGCATGATCACCTTCACCGACGAAGAACTCACAGGGGTCCGCGTCTACAAAAGACGGGCGCGCATCGGTGTCATCGGCGTGACGCCGTGGATGCCTCAGCGCAGTTGTCTGGGCACCGAGCCGTGGCGACATTTCTAAACCAACCGTTCGGCAGCACCGACAGCTTCGGCGGGCAGACGGTCACATTCGTCACGATCAGCCTAGGCAGTGAGGGCCGGTTCGAGCGCGAATCCGTACCTGTCCGCGTCGACGTTCCCGGCTGCCACTTCCGGCCGCTGGGTACCTCGGAGATCGTCGCAGAAACCGATTTGGCCACTGAGGTGTGGAAATGCACCGCTCCACCTGTCGACGCAGCATTGAACGCCACGGCGGCAAGCGAACTCGAGTACGCAGGCAAGACGTACCACGTCACCGGTGTGGAACCGTTCAATGACCCAGAGGGTGAACCGTACAAGGTGACCGTGATCGCCGATCGGTACATCGGATGAAACTCCCCGACGCCCTCGCCCGCCTCGGCATCACCCAGGACGACATCGACGAGGCGATGGCCGACGACAACGTCGACGGCGAGCTCAACGACCTGGCCAACGAGGTCCGCGACTACTGGCAGTCCATCGCGCCGGTCGGGAAGAAAGCCGACGGCGACGAGAACCCCGGCCAATACCGCGATTCGATCCACGTCGAGCGCCACGGCGAGGGATTCCACGTCCTAACCGAGGATTTCAAGGCGTATTGGATCGAGTTCGGCACCAGCCATATGCCGGAATACGCGCCGGCGCAGAAGACGGCCGAGCAGTTCGGCGGCGATGTGCAGCTCGGTGGCGTGCTGGCTGACGCGGGCATTATGAACGCCCAGAGTGATGTGCGGGTGGCTAAGGCCAAGCACCGCGATCTGGTCGAGGCCAAGGCGAGCAACGCGAAACTGATTGCCTCCAAGGAACGCATCGCCCGGTTGGAGCGCAAACGTTCGGCGGCGTTCACTGCGCGCAGGAAGCGCCGCAAGTGACCGAGGTCTACTGGCTGGCCCCGCCCAACGCGGTGGAGTTCGTCATCGCCTGGCTGCGCCCGCTGGGTCTGGTCGACGTGAAACGGCCCGCCGGGGAAACCCTTCCGTACCGCATGGTCAATGGTGTCGCTGCTGTCGATGACCCCGACGAGGGTTACGACCAGACCGTCGTGTCAGTACACACCTTCGACACCGACTACACCGCCGCCAACGACGCGGCAGTGGCCACCCACCAACGGATGCTGGTGCTGGTGAGCGACCCGTCGCGCGACGTCACCCTCACCGGGGGTGTGGCGAACGCGGATTGGGTTGAGACGGTTCAGAAACCGATCTGGCTCGACTACGGCGACAACACCATCAACCGTTTCGTAGCCCGCTACCGACTCGGGTTGTCCTTCACTACCTAATTCGTCGCGGCCTTCACCGCGTCGCGGCAGACGCCGCAATCTGCCGGATTCCCTTCCGGTTCATCACCATCCGAAAGGTCAAGTAATCATGGCTATCCCATCAACCGGAACCACCTACGACGACGCCGGATTCGCCGACGTCGACAGCCGATTCCTCGAGCGCGGCAAGCTCCGTCAGGTGCTGATCCGCGACGCCCGCGGCGCGGCCACCGACATCTCCCCGCACAGCGATGGCGCCGGCACCGTCAAGTGGTCGCCGTTCGCCCTGGACAACACCTGGCGCGGCGACCTGCTCGGCGTCAAGCGCGTCGGCGGCGTATGGGTCGAAAACACCGACCCCAACGAGGGCTTCCACATCGCCGGCGCGTTCAAGGACGGCGACGGGCCGGGGTCGAAACCCACCATCAAGCAGGACAACTTCATGATCCTGCAATCCAACTTCCCCTTCGACACCGATCTGGTCGAGGAGGGTGAGCCGTTCTCCTTCACCGCGGTGGAGACGGCCAAGCCGCTCATCCGTCGGCTGCGCAACAACCTGCCGCTCAACGACTCCAACGGCAATATCATCGTCGAACTGCCGGGTGTGGCCGGTGCGGGATGGTCGCGCCCACTGGACGGCGACAACGTCGAACGCCAGGTGCTGCTCATCTCGGAGTTCCGCAAGGGTGGCCTGCCGGTCTACACGGTCGACGGCTACTCGCTGTGCAAGCTGGACAACCTCGGCAACTCCAAGAAAGACAAGAAGGACTCCGAGGCTGCCGAGATGACATACAACCCACTGCCTGACGGGCGTTTCATGGCCGCCGTCGACGGCGTGTTCCGGCCGATCCTCAAGCACACCTGGGTCGGCGGCCTGGGCTGGGCTGCGCTGTCCACCGCACCGTCCGGTCAGTACACCGTCACACTGGGCGCCCCGTCGGCCGGCACGTTCACGCTGACCTACGGCGCGAACACGACGGCCACGATCGTCTACAACGCCGCCGCGTCTGTGGTGAAGACCGCGCTGGTGGCCCTGGACGACGGTTTCACCGCCTCGGACTGGACCGTGACCGGTTCCGCTGGTGGGCCGTACACGGTGACACTGCCGGTCGCCGGCACGGTGTTGACCGGTTCGGGCGCCAGCCTGACCGGCGGCGCGTTCGTCATCGCGCCGGTCTAAATCAAGTCACCTGTTGAGCGCGTGACTGGGCAGCCACGCGCTCAACAGGGCTGCCTATTTCCCGAACTGCCCACAGACCGAAGGAAACTGCCCATGCCCGCACTATCCCCCCGCAAAGCCCTCGAACAGTCCACTGAGTACTGGGGCGTCGACCTATTCAAGGAGTACGACGTCGGCGGCGGTGAGGCATTACAGCTTTACCACCCTGAGTATTTCGACGACGACACCCAGGAAGCCTACGACGACCTGATGCTCGAGGTGGAAACCTGGGACCACGAAGACGTCCCGGTGTACGACGCGTTCGGGCGCCTAGTGATCGACGCCGACGGCAAGCCGCACACCGTGAACCAGCTCAAGACCCCTCACCGCAAAACGGTGGGGGGTAAACCTGTGCGTAGAAACTTCAACATCGAAGTGTGCAAGGCGATCTGGGGCGAAGAAGGCTACAAGAAGTTCACAGCGTCCGGTGGTTCGGCGAATCAGGTGGCGGTGGATCTGCGCGAGATGCAGATCGAGTTCCAGAAGTTAGCGAGGGAACGGCTCAAGGCCGATCCCAAAAGCAGGTCTGGTGCTCAGGGTCCTGCGGGACTACCCGACGCAGATTGAGTCCGACCTGCTCGACAAGGGCCTGGAGATCGGCGACTGGTACCAGCAGACCCGCGACGAGCACGGCCGGCTCAAACTGTCGTCTAGGCGGCTCCTCGAGGTGCTCGACAACCTTCCCGAGCGGGGCGCGTTCAATACCGCTCTGCGCGAAGGCAGTTGGCCCGAGGAGACGCAGATCCTGGCCAAGATCCACGAGGTCATCGCCGGCGACAGTGCCGCCAAACGCGGCGAGAGCAGCTTCACCGCGTTCGTTGATCCCAAGGAACGGGTCGCCCGCTACCTCGCCGAGCATGAGGAATCGCTGGCACGCCAGGACGACGACGAGATGTTCTATTCCGACATGGGGTTCTCCTGACATGCGAAAGGCGGTGAGCTGTGCCGATTTACCTTGACGTGCAACCCCGCCTGGATGACCGGGCGGCCAAGCGGGCTGCCGACGATGCGACGAAGCATTTCGAGGCTGCGGGTAAAACGGTCGGCCAGCAGTTCAGCGAGAACCTGTCCCGCGCACTATCCAGTTCGGATGATGCGTTCCGTAGGTCGGGAGAGACTGCGGAGAGGGCGTACAAGCGGGCTGCCGATGCGGCCGGGGCTGCCCGCGTCGAGGAGGCCAAGCTGGACGATCTACGCACCAAAGGCACCGGCGGGACTGCACTGTTGGCGCAGACCGAGAAGCTGGAGAAGGCCCGCCGCACCGAGAATTCGACAACACAGTCGGCAGTCGTGGCCCTGCGTGCTCTCAACGACGCCCAAGACGCGGCGAGTGTCAGCACAGGGCGACTCCATAAGGAGTTATCGGACCTGACTACCGGCTTCCTGGCGAGTGGCACGTTCCTACGGCGCCAAGACGTCACCCAAATCGAGGGCATCCTCGGTGGCTTGAGTGTCAAGGCTGTCGCCGCCACGGCGGGCATCGCCGGGATAGCGGTGGGTGTCGGAGTTGCTGTGAAGTCGCTTTACGACCTCGGCACCACGTGGGACAACATCAGCGATGGCATTACCGGCCGCACCGGCAAGATGGGCAGCGACCTTGCCGGCGTCGTGAATACGGTTCAGCAGGTAGGTAAGCAGTCGGCCGTATCGCTACAGGACATCAGCCAACTCGCCGGCGGTGTCGCGCAGAGCCTGCACCTGGGCGGTGATGCGGCCACTGAGATGACGCAGAAGCTGGCCGACATTCAGCAAGTCACCAGCCAGGCAGTCAACACCAAGGATCTCGGCAAGGCGTTCCGGTTGTTCGACATCTCCGACGTCAAGGCCCAGATCGACACGCTGGGTGAGCTCACGGCCGCATCCCAGTCGACTAACGTCCCGATCAACGACCTTGTCAACAACCTGAACACGACAGGTCGGGCATCCCATGAGGCGGGCCTGAACCTCCAGCAGACCCTCGGCGTGCTCCTCACGCTCGAGGAGGCCGGCGTCAGCTTCGAGTCCGCGGGCACATCGCTGACGATGGCGATGCGCAACTGGGCCAAACAGGGTCGC